CTCTGTTTTTGTGCCAGTTAGAACAAATTCATTATTAGAATAATCTTGCGGGTTGTTATCGTAATAATACTCTGACAAATCGTTAGATTGATCAATTGTAAATGTAAAGAATTTTTTCGCATCTGCACTTGAACTTTGGTCTGTTACTAAATTAACATCAATATGAGGTACGTCTGTGTCATGTGTCATATTTCCACTTGAATCAACGTCAATTGCAAAACCTCTTGAAGTAAAGTAGGTGCCAGCATTGTTAAATTTAATTTCATTATTCAATTTGTAATCATTATTGCCCCAGTCACCAAATCTAGATGCAGTTGATGGGCTTGGATTATCTAGTGTGTCTAACAAAGTACCACTTGTGTTATAACTCATAATCCTACCATCTTCGGTATTGTAATTAGGTGCACCTACAAATAAATGATTATTAGCATTCCACTTCAAACAACCACTGCTATAATCACTTATGTTTCCTGGTAATGATACTTCAGTTGTTGGCAAACTGACAGCGTCTAAATCAGATATATCTATAATTTCCAATTCAGGTCCTCCACTTGTATGGTCCCACCTAGCCAACCAATTTCCATCTGGTGATATAGAAAAAGCATTATAATCAGAAGCATTTCCAGCGCCAATCCCATAACCTAAGGTTTTTTCAAGAGTCCAAGTGTCTGTAGAAGTTTCTTCATAGATATAAATTTGTTTTGTTCCTGTGTCTGGACCATAATTTATAGCAACTTTTGTTCCATCTCCATCCATTGCATAATGTTGTCCCCAAACATAATTTGTTCCAGAATTACCTGAAGGCATTTGGAATTTTCTTGCTGTTTTCACGTGTCCAAAGGCAGCATCCCATCTAAACAAGAACACAACATAAAGATTTTGGTTACCTGCTTGTATGTTATTCGAATTGCCAGCACTACCTGTAAGAACAGCCATTGTGCTGTCATCACCTATTTGCATATATCTACCAAAAGGATCTTGCGTGTCGGTTGCCGCATATCTAAATATTTCATACCAATTACCATTTACATCCTTTTGGTGTTGGTTTAATCCTTTGGTGTCTCTTGGTGCATGGGTAAACAAATAAGTGCCAGTTGAATCAACACCGCCAACTGATCCAATTGCTCTAGATACATTTGATACTGCAACATTGTGTTCCCAGAATTGTAACAATCCGGTATCAGTAATATTTGAAACTTGTGAAGAATTATTTGGTGTAATGGTATAGGTATAACTGCCTATGCCTGTATAATCAGGATCACTAATTTCAGGCAAACTTGTTCCAATCACACTTGCAACATTTGTAACATATGTAGGACTTCCTCTTAGCGGTCCTAAGTAATCTAAGTTCAAACAATTCATTGTTTGGTTTCTTACATAACTGCCACTTGATTGTGCTGTGCTTTCGCCAGTGTAAACTAATTCGAAATCTTGCTTAGTTGAAGTTGATACAAAACTTATTGAATTAAGGTGTGTGTTGACTTCAGTTAATGTGCCAACTAATGTAAGTGTCTTTGTTGCGGCTGTATATGTTGATGTGCCACCTGTGCCACTTGAACTTAGGCTACTGATACTATCTTTGTTCGGCGAACCTGTAATTGTTACAGTCCAATCTGAAGTTCCATCGTCGTCTTCGTAAATTACAGTTGGATTACCTGTAATGGTTGCAGTTTCACTTGCACTGAAATCAAAAGTAGAAACACCAGACATACCTGCTTCTGAAAGAGTTGCTGTTGCATCAAAAGAACTAATAGGATTTATAGTTGTGCCTTTGAATACGTCATTGTCAACGCTAGAAGTAAATGCACATGATAGTTGAGAAACTGGAATATAATTACCAACATCCCAAGACATTGATTGTTGTCCGTTGTCGGTTTGATATTTGATGCTAGATGTGTAAACAAAACTACCATCAAAACTAGACGGTACTGTTATGGTTGGTGCCGCTACTGTGTCCCAATCACTTACACTGTCAATACCTGACATAATATAAACACCACTTACTTCTGTAACACTGCAACCACTAGGAATAGTAGACCAAGTAACTGTTGTGCCAGAAACTGCACTAACATCAATATGGTATTCTACTTGTGCTTGATTTGGTTGAATAATATCTATAATATCAATTTTTCTTAGTGCTGTAAATGTGTTATTAAGAATTGTTACATCAATATCTCTTGCAACAGGAAAACTAAATTTAACATCCCTTGGACGATTGTCAGTAAATGATAATGTTGTATTTCCAAAAGTATTTAGGCTTGATAAACTTGCCATTAACTTACCTCCACGTCTGTGCTTGGCAATCCTGCGCCATATCTTGTGTTTAGTGCATAGTCATACAAAACATCACCAACATCTTTGCAACTATTAGACATTCTAAATTGCAAGTTCTTCAAATCTGTAATTGCGTTATCTGCATCATATTTGACTCTAACTAAGGCAAAGTTCAATTCACTCATTGCGTCATAGATATCCCAACCTGGCATCAAATCGTATGCTGATAAATTATTCTGAGCACTTTCTGTTGAAAACCCTGTTGGCTCATCGCTGTCGCCATTAAATGGATAAATCTTAATCAATCCTCTATAGTTGTCGCAAGTGTTTCCTTCTTCATCTATTGCAAGGTCTACAGTTACTCCGTCACTTTGAAATGTTAAACGCATACCATCAAAGTATGCTTCTTTGAAAGTCATTACACTTGGTGTGCCATCAATAAGATTACCTGTTTTTTCTGAAATAGTAATACAATACCACATGGTCAGATTGTCATTACTCATTACTGCATCTGTAATAATACCACTTGCGTATGCTTCTCCATAAATTACAGGAATATAATTCTGCATATCAGGATTAAGTGTAATCTTTTGTCCTGGTTGTGGTTGCTGTGAAGGTTTACCTTGGTTGCTTGGATTTAAGAATCTGTTTACAAAGTTATTATCGAAATTACCAATAACACTTCTTGCAAGTGTTGCGCCAATGTTATTAATATTTTGTAATTCTTCTACACCTCTTGCAACACCATTAATTGCGTTAAGAAAACTCATACCATCATTCCTCCAGTTATGTTACCTCTGAATATTGATGTGCCTGAATTTTGTGATCTACTTGCGCCAAAGTTAAATTCTGCATCCTTCAGTCTATCAACTCTGTCAAAACTTGTGTCAGTTGGAAAAGCCTGGCGCATACTATTGGCATTGGTTTGTCTTGCATTCATTTTGCTATTCAAATAATCTACCCAACTGTTTAGGTTAAGTGTAATGCTTACAGTTTGTGATCTGTTATAATAATCATAATCGTCTTCGATTGAATAACTTTCAACATAACCTAAGAACCTGCCTTGTGCTGGTCCTAAACTTGTAAGTGTATTTTCTGCATCCCAGAAGTAACGGTTAATTCTAATAGTAGTACCTTTGATATTTGAATATAACACCGCACCTATTTCAGTGTTTGGCACACCACTAATTGTAAGACTTACTTGGTTTGTTACTGCACGAAGCGCACTAGAACTTGGTGTAATTTGCAACAATTTACCTAGTGGCACATAACTTAAATCACCAATATTTGTTGTAAGGTCATCATCATTAAATGTTAGTGTTGTTGATGTAGGTGTTCCTGTGGGTGTTGTTCTATAGTAAGGTATTTCCCAATCAACTAGATAATTTACCCTTACTGCGTTTCTGCTATCTAAATTGATTTGCGTCATTAAACAACATCCTCAACAAATATAAATGGACCACTCCATGCAACTTGGTCTCTTGCAAATATATTCCAATTTGGCATTTGCACACAAATTAAATCATAACTGTCGTTTGAAGCAGGTTGTGTATTACCATAGAACCAAGGAAACTGTGAATACTTTATTTGCACACCTGTTTCAGCAGTGTGCGTTCCTAGTGCTTCAATTGCTTCTATCTCTGTATAAATTTCACTCCAACGAGGACCGTCTGGCAATTTGACAGTAAAGATATATGGATTAGCGCCTCTTTGCACTGCACGGTATCTACCATCTCTTGCTGTTGTGCTACCTGCTGTTTGCACTCTATTGATTGATAACTGTTCGCAATTATCAATTACCCATTGAAAACTCATGCTCTTCTCCTTGCTGGCATTCTAACTTGCCCTTGCGATGCTACTGCGTGAATAAATGCTGGATCGCTTGCTACTAAATCTTTGAAACTTCTTGTGTCAACTGCTTGGATATAATAGTTTACAGTTTGCGATCCTGTGCCTGCAACGTCTAATGGTAACACGTTTGCAGGTCCACTAATAAGTTCCGGACCGCGCTCTCCTACCAATCCAAATTGTCCACTTGGAATGTTTCCGCCGTTAGCAAAGAATCCTGCAAAGCGTTCTCCAAGGCCTTCAAATACGTCTGTTGCACCAATCCTGTTAGCAAAACTACCAACGTTCTCTCTAATACCTTGGAATCTATTTGAAACGTCTGTAGCCAATCCTTCAACTGCACTGCCAACTTGACTTGCCATGTTACCAACTTGGCTTCTAATGTTTGACAATGAAATGCCTGTGATATCTTCAAACTTGCCTGAAATAGTTCTAGCAACATTTTCAAATCCGCTAATAACACCTGAAACTGCTTCGCCAATCTTACTAACCATTCCGCCAGTCATGCTGTCGAAACTACTTAACACACCGTTTGCCATATCAGGTACGATTGAGTTACCAACAACTTCATCATACATCTGTCCAAACCAACCAGTAACACCGTCATATGCTTCTTTGGCTGAATCAGTAACACCTTCTGCAACACCGCTAAATGTGTCAGTTACACCATCCTTTAACTGTATTGCTTTGTCATAGATGTTTTGCAGTGTTTCTGCGGCGCTTCTAAAGAATTCAATAATGCCACTTACTACATTTCCTAATGCTTCAAAGCCTGCTCTTAGTGCTGGTATAGCCGCTTCTGCTAATGGTGTCACAACACTTGCAACTTGACCTAGCACTTCAAATATAACTTGCAATGCAGGAATAACAAGGTCCTTGATTACTGTGCCAATTAGTGTAAAGACAGGTTCTAGCGTTTCAAAACTTTCTTTGACTCCGTCAATAAATCCTGGAAGAACTGATAGCGCACCTTCTGCAAGTTCCACCAAATGCGGTAGCAATTTTTCAACAATTTCATTTCCTAATCTCCCAGCGACAGTTTGTAGTCTGCCCATTGTGTCATTGAATGCTTCAGCGTTTTGTGCGGCACCTAAACTTACAATATTTGAATTTTCTTCAACGTCGGTAAGTGTTGCCTGTAATGCTTCTGCACTTGTGTTCAAACTTGCAAATTGTTGTTGGATAAGAGGTCCTGCTCTACCACCTACTACTTTTGCAAATTCATCTGTTGAAATAGTACCTTCATTCAATGCGTTAATCATTGCTTGAAGTGCTGTTGCACCGTCAACTAGATTGCCTTGATTGTCTCGTATTGAACCGCCTAGTTTGTCTGTAATTTCAGCAAATGCCTTGCCGCCTTCTAAACCTTCTTGCAGTCTTGAAGTTGTTTGCAACATTGCTCTGTCAAATGTCGCGGCATCAATGCCTGCTTCACTCATTGCTTGTTGAAGAACTTGGAAGCCTCTAAATGCATCTTCTCCGGCGGCAGCACCAGCAAGTCTTGCACTCTTGGCAAGTTCATCCATTTCATCAATCTTGTTAGTGATGCCTCTAACTGCGCCAATACCTGCTAAGGCACCTGCGGCTGCTACTGCTAATGGTCCAATACCCTTCAACTTAGAAGCAAGTCCACCGGCTGCTACGCCGGCACTGTTCATTCCTCTAACGCCACCCTCGGTATCAACTTCAAGTATATAACGGTCTTTAATTGTTGCCATTACTTCAGTTTCCTTATTTCTTCTCTTGCATATTCAATTGTAGGATCAGTCATGCCCCCTGGTGCTTGACGACTGTGTCCATTGTTCAATCGATTTGCATAATGATAATTACCTTGGATTTCGTTTTGTTTGAGATCTGTGCTACGCTTTGCGTTACCTGTATCAATAGGAGTTACACGAACAAATTCTTGGTGCATATTTCTTGGTAGTGTTTCAAGAAATCTTTTGACCTTTCGTGTCCTTGGTCCTAGTTTATCAGGTCCGATCCTGCGCATTTCTAACTGCCTCCAACTGTGCTAACAAATCTTCTTGGCTGTAACCATGATTTGTTTTCTTGTCCGGGTTTTTGACTGCATATGCTTCATAACCTATTGCTACTTCTGCACATCTCAAATCCAAAGTGTCCCCGTGTTTAACTAAATGACTTGGCAATACCCCATATCGTTTGGCTGTAAAGTCTAGTGTCAACCAAACGCCAACTTCGGAACTTAGATTGCCGAAGTCTGGGGTGTCATGTTTCCCAATTGTGTGATTGCTTTCTCAACCACAGGAATCATAACATCAATTGGTAGTGTATCATCTTCTTCTAACGCAGGTTTGCCATCTTCATCCAACACGAGTTTTCGTACGACATTAAATATCGCACCGTGGTCTTCTTTCAATTGTGCTAATTGCAAATAGGTTGGAATATCTTGACGGTCCCACATCCAAAACTCTAGTGGTTCACCATATGCTTTGACAATTACTTCACTGTCAACTGTTACTTTTGTAAGTTCGGGCTTCTTTGCCAATTCTTTAAGTTTCATTTAATCTTCCTTCTTTCAATCAATTTGTTTGCCAAGACAACTAGGAAATTTAATCTGCCTGTGGCTTTTTCTATATCTTTTTTTGCGCAGGCTATTTCATTTTTTGCCTTTGCTGTTTCTGCAATCATACTACGAAGAAGTTCGTCGTCTGACTTGCTATCCATTAAATCTTTCATCTATAAATACTTCATTGTATTTAGCACGGTCGTAGAAAAAAAAGAAAAAAACCCCCCAATCCTTTATACCCTCACGCTCTACGTAAAGATATTTATTGCTTTAAGATACTGTATAGTCGCCAGTCACTGTAATTGTGATTGGTGATACCCATACAGGTGCATCGGCTGATACCGTAGGAGCAAGTCCTGTGATATAACCTTCGCCGCTGATTGTCTTACCTGCCGCTCCACTATTTGTGTCACCTAAGTAAATTTCAAAGTCAAGCAATGTTTTGTCGCCTGACAATGTCCAAATACCTATGTAATCTGCTTCGCCTGCAGTTTCGCCTGTATCACCAAACCATGCAGTCTGATCAAGAACAATGTTCATTGTCACACTGTTAGTTGCAGTGGTAGCGATCTGCAATTTAGAAGCAGTATCTAGTTGAGTCCAAGTAAACACATCATTGGCCGCATTAATTGTCACGTCCTGTAGTCCAGGAAGTGTTAATTCAGGTGATGACGCAGAGTTTGCCGCTACGCTAATGCCTAGCGTCATTTCTACGTTAGTTACACCTGGTGCTGGATAAATGTATGCCATGTGTTTTTCCTTTTATATTACTCTAGTTAGTCTGTATTCCAACTCCACAACCATCAAATCTCCTTCGTAAGTAGTAGTTACAAACGCCTCTCTACTATTAGCACCGTTGCGGACTATTGATGATTTAATACCGCGCAGGCTGGAGATAATTGTGTCATAGTTTGCTGGAATGTTTTTAGCGTCGATTGAGTAGTAAGCCCTGACTGTGGTTGTTTCATTTGAGATATCCGCAGAGTTCATTGTTGTAATCAAAGGAGCAATTTCAGTTTGCTCTCTGTCTACATAAATCTTCTTTGGATTTCTTAGATACAATGCAAGTCCAGATTCATCGTATGGCTGTTCGTTGGATATTGTGTATCCTGTGATAGCCAACTTTTTCAATTCATCTAATACTTGCGTTCTCATCTATATCTTCTCAAATTATATGTGCCTGGTTCTTGTTCGTCTGAATCAACTGTTCCGTCGTCATCAAAGTCATACCAGTCACCAGCAGTGATCAATTCCGAGTATAAGGCTTCTTTTCTATTTTCATAGTAGCCCATCTTGTTTCTATCATCGTCCCCTTCGTCACCAAAGTTAGCAACTTGTGGTAGGATGTAATCTGCAAGAGCCCAGTAAACACAAAGTTCAGTAAAGTCAACTTGACGATCCTTAATTTTGTCTGGGTCTACTGCTGGAATGTCTGCCAAGGTGGTAAGAACAAGACTTGTATCGCGTTTGACGTAATATTCTCTCCACCAGGCAGATGAGCGAATCTTATTTAAGATCCTTGAAGTTGCTCTAATCAATGCTTCTTCTACAACCGAGTCAGTTAAGCCTTCATTGCTATCAAATAAACGCTGATCCCTCTCCAGAACATCTTCATATTCTGCAAAAGAAATTGTTACGTTATTGTCTACTATAAAGGCCATTCAACTTACTCCTTAGTCAGATGCGCTACCTACGATCTTAACACCGTGTGCGTTCTGTAGGATGGCTTCACCAACCACAGCACTCATCATAATGTCTTCGGATCTCTTTGCAGCCTGACGCTGTGTTTCCATGTTAATGCCACCGCGCATTGCGTGTCCGATAGCAGTTGGAGCAAATACTGCGCCTACCATGTTTAGTTCAGTGTCAGTGTCAGTGTCTAGGTCTGACTTAACTAGGCTTGATTCAAAGATTTGGCAACCAGCCAATGAACCGATGTAGTAACCTCTTAAGACTGAGTTTGCTACTTCGTTAGCACTTAGGTTTGCACCGCCTGCTGTAGCAAGTTCTTTCTTAAGTTGTAGGGCCTGGCGTGGACCTAATACAGCCGCTAATGGGCCAGTTACTTTGGCAGCACGAAGTGTTGCCACTGCTTCAAACAAGTTGTCAACAGTGATTGCACTGTCTTCTGTGCCTACTGATGCAGTAAATGAGTTGAATAGTGCGAACACGTCTTCGTCCATTTTTTCTGCAATAGCACGACCTGCTTGTGCGCCAAGGTCTGCAATTACATCACGTTCTGCTGAATCGCGAAGCATATCTGATACTTCAAAGTATGTGCCGATTTCAGCCATTGTGATGTCAACTGCTGTTGTGTTTGTATCAGCGGAACTTGGTGCAGTTGCTTCTGTTAGGTCACCTGCTGTGACTGCTGAATATACAGGAACTGATAGTACCTTACCTGCGTTTGCTGGGACATCAAAAGTTGTCACCAACTGACGAGCAACACTTTGCTCGTATGCCGCGAACTGAGCCTCTGCAAGCAGTTTGGTAAACAGTTCGCTATTGATTGTAGTATTGTTAGCCATTGATTTCTCCTAAATTTTTGGCGTTAGATTAAGCCATTTGCTTTGGCTTCTGCATAGCGTTGTCTATGTGCGGGATTCTTCATATCCAATTTGTTTACATCAAAGTCTACCATGTTACTTACACCAGTATTTGATTTTGTATTTGTTGTTGCCGGAGCGGCGCTTACAAAGTGTGGATTCTTTTCTAGGAAGTCCTTTACCAAATCATCAACACCTAATGGTGTTCCTGAATCTGAATAACGAACAGTACCATTTGAATCTACAACTTCTACATCACCAGTTTCTCCAAGACGCACTTGATTGTTAAGTAATGACCTAACCTGCTCAGGTGCAACTGCCTTGTATCTGCTGGCTGCATCAATCAATGGTGTGTTAACCTTGTATTCTTTGATCACTTGATCTCTCTTTTGGATTTCAGCATCCTTCTTTGCAGCCATTTCTTGTAGAACTTTTTCAAACTCGCCGCGCTTCAATGCCTCATCTTGTTTGGCTTTTTCAGCATTGGCTTTCATTTGCTTTAGTTCTCCTAAGTCACCTAATTCAGCAAGTTGTTTTTCAAACTTTGACTCGATGCTCTTACGCATACCTGCCATATGTCTGTCAAACTCTTCCTGTGTATAAGTTTTGACTGCTTCTGCCTGATTTTCAGTAGTGCCTGTGGGCTCAGTAACCTCTACATTCTGTTCCATGATATCGTCGCTCATGTTGCGGTAACCTCCTATAAGAGTAATGTTAGTTGTCTAGTCTTGCTAGACTTCTTGTAAAGTTATTTATGCGTTTCGCTTTTTTTCTATACAATTTCGAGCCTTTTCAAGTTGTTTTCGGTCCTGTTGTATGAAACAAGGCACTGGAGTTGAATAGTTTTCAAAACTAGGATGACTCCAAAGCCATTCTTCATGCGGACGTTCGCGATTGAACCTATCCGACATCTTTTTCAATTGTCTGGGATTGTGGCGGGGTGCAAGATATAATCTCGCTTCCCAGTTGCCCAAGGGGGATATAGTTCCCCGCCACAATGTTAAGTCTACTGCGGCCCTCTTCCAAGCGGCATGACTCCACGGGCATACACGTTTAATTGTATCAAAGTAAAGGTTCCAATCAACCTCTGCGTCCACCGCGTGAACCTTTTTTCTTTTTCTTAGGCATAGCGTTTTCCTCCTTAATCTTTAACTAATAATAAATCAAAGTTACTTGTAACTCGTGTGTTGTTTGATTCTACATTGTCAGCACGAATGTCAATGTCACTTTTTTCTTGGATGGGCAAAGGAATAGGAAAGTCATAGCGGTATGTGCTTTCGTATACTTCTGCCATATGAGCGATACGGAACACGCCATCGCTTGGACGCACATACATCATAACCTGTGCGTCTTTGTTTTTCTGAACAGAGAAATCACCACACAACATATAACCTGTGTATCCTGCTGGAATGGTATATACGGCCATTAGTGTCTGCCCACGTTCAGCGTCTATCTGTGCTACTGTTGTTCCGCCTCTTGATACTGTAATGTTTCCTACATTTGTATCACCAGCAGATACATAAGCACGGAACACTCTCTTAAATGTCTGTGTGCCTGTAACATTAGCAGTACCATCCATTGTAAATGTTTCAGTTATACTTTCGTAATTGTCATCCAATCCTTCTACGATAATTTCTGTGGCGCCTGCTTGACCCACATCGTCATCAGTGTCGTCACTTGTAACAACTAACACACCTGCTGTGTCAAATGCACTCCAAGGATACAAACCTCCACCTGTCCACACTGACTCTGGTTCTGAGTTGTTGTCGATATCAAAGTTTGCACCAAACTTGTGTATGTGTGTTGCATTGTCAATTTCACCTAGTGCAACTTCCCATTCTGTTGTGTTTGTTGATTGTAATTGTTTAATTTGTTTTCCCATTATTCATCCTCCACTGGAACCCAAAAGTGTCTACAGTTATATCCACCTCTTACAACAAAAGGA